TTCCATAAAATCCTCAAAGGAGGTGAAATACATGGATGTTGTTTTCTGAATCTCTCCGATTGTTTCAGTGATTGTTTTAGTTACAGATGCCATCTCTTCTCTCCTCTCTCCTCTCTTAAAAGCCTCAAGGCTTTCTGTTAATGTGTATACATTGTGAAGCATGTTTTAAGGGTTGTCAAGGGAATTTTTAATTTCTTCTCTCGCAAACTCAAACAATTCCCAATTACTTCTGCCATTGAACACACTGGAAATTGTAGTCCTCGGAAAACCAAGCTTAACAGCAATTTCGTTAACACCCAACCCCTGATGCTCAAGAAGGGCAATTTCACAAATCTGTTCCTTGTTGAGCTTCTTCGTGTCTGGTCGTTTCTTGGCGTTGATCCTACCAGCCTCTATACCATCGCGTGTATTCTCTTTCTGTGTTGTCCAATAAAGATTTTCCACTACGTTGTTAGAGCGGTTATGGTCCTTATGTCCAACTTGAGGCTTGTTCTCGGGATTCTCAAGAAAAGCTAATGCAATCAGACGATGCACATACCGAATGGCTACATTTGACTTGTCTTTTCTCTGCAAACCATAAACTTTATAGCCAGCACCATTGTCAAAGAAATTGAGATACTTGTCAAGCTCTACATCAAACACTCTACCTTGAGTGCTGATCATATACCTATCTTGTACTACAGGATCAACAATTGGTTTCCAAATCTCTTCCATCATCCCTCCGTAACATCCTCAGAGACAGCGTCAATCAGTTTTTGTGCTTCCTGAATGTAATAGTTGTAATCAACATCCCAATTAAAATCAGCAATATTGTTACACGTTTTCACAGTCCAGTCAGTGTCAATCCCCAATCGCCTCCACTCACATCCATCAACCAAAGGAGGCATAATCTTAATCAACTTCCAACCTTCTTTAGCAGGGTAATAACGGCAGATGTTTTGTTGCTCAACATCCTCATCGTCTATAACCATTACAAGCTTGGAGGATCGAGGAACCTTAGTGCGAAGCATGAAATCAAATTTATTTTCATGAAGACGAATAAATTCTTCAAAATCTTCACCATCAACCAAATGAGCTTTTACTGCCATCGGAATCACCATTGCTGAATGATTCTTGTGCCATCCGAGCTTGTCATAGTCCATGTATTCATAGGCTCCTTTCAGCTTCACCTTGCCTGACTGAGTTACACTGATATAATTGTTAACATCTCGTATGAACATCTTGGCGTAAGTGTCACCTTCCATTTCAAGACCTGTTACACCCTCCCACCACTTCACCCATTTGTCAGCTTCTGGAATCATCTCGTTATCTACAACATACTCGAAACCATCAGTGTTACACATGATAATACGAGCATTACACTTATCAATCAACTTCTCCATAAGCATGCACAAAGATAACTGACCACCGATGGTAATCGACATTGTGTAAGCCGGGTCATACAGCGGACTAAATTCGTTATTGCTGTCCCCATACACCCCGTTCAGTGCAAGTTTAAGTGCCGCATTTGCTGCTGATCCTTTTGGTTGTCGCTTACGTTCCACATACAAATCTTTATACACTTTACAGAAAGTTTTACCCAAATGTTCTGGGAAAATCTCATTAGCAATTGCCATGTTTGGATAGTAACTGGCAACGTCGAGTGTTTTTATCTTACGTTTGTCAGTTGATCGAATGGTCCCCTGAGTTGCCCCGTGGATACCACCAACACCATAATCGTAGCGAAACCCATCAATCACAACATTCAGCGTTTCAGCAACGTTGTAGCACCAGTAATAACTCTTTGCTCCTTTTGGACTCTTCAGCTCCTTCTCTTCAATCCACCCTAAAGGTTGTTCCTTGCGAAGTTGTGCAATAACTTTTTCATCAGGAACATACTTTTTGTTTTTCTTATCATTTGGATCGGATAGTTTTTTCTTCTTAACTACCATCTGAGCGTATTTCGCAACGTCACCAAGATCGTGCTCAAGAAGATCACTGAAAACACCTTTAGTTTCAGTGATGACTTGGCGATTAAACCACTCATGTACAGCCTTAAATTCTGGTCGATCAAAAGTAATGTAAGGAAATAAGCAATCCTTAATTACGATTTTCTTCCGCTTTGTCTGCCGAATCTTTCGACCATATTTACCAACACTGTAACAGCAACCCGGACTCTCTTTCTCAAGAGTGCGAATAAACAACTCTTTACCAATCTTCGTGTCGTTGAAGTTTGTGCAATCAAATCCAAATTGGGCACTCAGTTCCTCTCGGAGCTTGAGTGCGTCATACGAGTGCCAGTAAAACTTCAGTGTTTCAGTAACGTCATGCTTGTTGTACTTAATGAGAATATCAATCTCAGAATTAGTTAGTGATTTACCAACAGGAAACGGCAAATCTTCAATGTTATTAGAGCGCATATTGAACTCTAACATCTTCAGACTTGTTGATCGTGCCTTGTTGTCAAAGTGGTGAATCTTGTAAAGGTCCACTTGTGGGATAATTACATCCGACTCTTTAATTTTATTTCCAAACTTCTCATCCTTCTGAGAATTAATGAGCGACATTGCCACATCATAAATCTCTTTAGCTGAGATACTTACTTTTTTACCAGTACCGAAGACAGCCCGAGCCTTCTCTAGAATGTAGTGAAGGACAGGGTAGTCAAAGCCTTCGTTGTTGAAACCTACCAGTCTATGACCAGAAGATTTCACGTTACGAAGAAAATCAAGAAGTTCATTTACTTCATTCTTTCGATCACTGATTTCAAAAACACGAAGACCTTTACCGTTTGCATACACCGCACAGAAAGTGAATACATTTGGATATGTTTCTTCATCGTAAATCCAGTCTCCTTTGAAAAACTTCTCTTCCAATTCCATCTCCTCACTCATTAAAAGGGAGGATGTTACTCCTCCTTATTTTAAAAATCAACTGGTTGTTGCATTTCATTGGTTGTGTCTACGCTCAACAGTGATGACTCAAGCTCAATGTAAGGATCAGATGTGGCGTACATATGAGTAGTCTGCGTATCGTACCGCAACCATCCAGCATCACCCGTGTTACCCGTGCGACGACACTTAACCAACTGAAGCTTTGTTGCTGAACGCTTCACCGGATCAGGATTCATCTTGTCTCGACTGATTAGGATTGTATTAAACGCAATCTGGTTCAGCGACGAGGAACCCATGAGCTGGTATTCCGTTACAGCGTGAGGGTTCTCTTCAGAAGGCTTTTTCATGTGACTTACTGCAATCACACAAGTATCCGTTTCCTTAGCGAACTTTAACAATGTGTCCATAAATTCAATAATGGCACCGTTGTCACTACTGTTCACACCAGCCTGTACAGGGTCGATGATAATAACATCGCAATTTTCAGCCTTCGCCAAATAACTCAGTTTATCAAAAATCTCATCCGTTGAGATACTACCTTGGTGGTCAACATAAACAAACTGATCTTTCTTTGCAAGATTTTCAAAGAAGCGATTTTTCAACCCCTCCAAATCAATAGTTGCACGATCAGCAGTCCGAAGGTTTACACCAGCGTCAAGTGACAGCAAATCCCGTACAACTTCTCGCTTGGTCCCTTCTAGATACATTGCACCCACTTTGAATCGGGTATTTTCAATAAGGTGATACACCACATTGTTGATGATGGTTGATTTCCCGATACTTGTCAAAGCACCTATGATCGTGATTTCACCCTTTTCCATGCCCCCGTTCATCATTTCATTCAGATGTGACCAAGAAGACGGCAGCGGGATTTTTACGTTGTTGTCCTCGCTCTCAAAGTCTTCCCACATCTGACTAAGGTGCAGCACGTCAACACGACTGAACGGAACAGCTTTCCAGAACACTTGCTTGAGTTCAGCAACGCGATTTGTCCGAAGCATATCAGAGGCATCTTTTACACCCGCTGGAAACTTCGCAATGTAAGCCTTACCGGGACTCAGTAGCCGAGCCGCTTCTTCAACATATTGCTGCGCTGAATCATCATTATCAAAAGCAAGAATAACTTTTTCGAAAGAATTTACATATTCGAAGTTTGCTTTCAACTGCTTAATGATACTTCCGTCACCACAAGTAACGCTAACACAAGGCGTCCAGTATTGCGTCTTTTCTCCGTTTTTCTCTGTCTCAGAATATAGAGCTTGAGCAAAACTCATAGCATCTTCTTCACCTGTCGTAATGACAAGGTACTTTTGACCAGCTTCAAAAACAGATTGACCAAACAACTCATTTGTTGCTTTTGTGCTGCCGATTCCAACGAAGGATTTAGGTATAACCCTTTTCTTAAATCCTACAATCTTACCATCAACTGTGGATGGGTAATAACGGGCAATCGCCTCATCTTCGCCTTGAATTTCAGTATGTACACCATATTTTCGAGATGTAATTCGGGTGATACCTCGTTCCTTCCAGCCTCGAAAAGCAATCTTCTCAATCTCTGTAAAATCTACGACTTCTTGCACTTTGCTCCTTACTCCTTCTTT